CTTCAAACACTGTTCACACTTTTTTCTATAGTACACTCTATCATCTTTGTGATAGTTAATAGCACATGCTCTAATGTTACACTCTCTGCAAATGGGCCTCATAACAGTGTTATTTACACACCTTTAAAGGTAAAGTTCTAAAAATGGCTATTATAAAGGTTTTTAATAAATACTGTATAGAATTCTAACGAGAGGAATAAAAATATGGCACTAGTATCACCAGGTGTAGAAGTTACTGTAACCGACGAAAGCAATTACGTTGCTTCAGAAACAGGAACTGTTGCAAGTATATTAATTGCAACTGCACAAGACAAAACACAGGGTTCTGGATCAGGAACTGCTTCAGGAACAACATCTGCAAACGCAGGAAAAACTTTCTTAATTGGAAGTCAAAGAGAATTAGTTAATACTTTTGGTAATCCAAACTTTTACAAAAGTACAGCAGGTTCGCAACTTAATGGATATGAACTTAACGAATATGGTTTGTTAGCGGCTTACAGTTTATTAGGTGTAAGCAACAGAGCATATGTAACTAGAGCAGACATTGACCTAGGACAATTAACTGCATCAAGTTCGAGACCAACAGGTAAACCTAGTAACGGTACAATTTGGTTTGATACAAGTACAGATAGCAAATTTGGTATTTTTGAGTGGAACAAAAGCACAGGAGTGTTTACAAATAAGGTACCAACAGTTATTACAAGTACAAGCGATTTAGATGGTGGTGTGCCAAAAACTTCAATTGGTGCAATTGGTGATTACGCCGTAGTAGCAACAAACGTTAGCAATCCAACTTACTATAAGAACAGAAGCAATGCATGGGTATTAGTTGGTAGTGCAGGTTGGCAGATTGCTCATCCTACTATTGCAGGTACAACAGCAAGTCCAACACTTACAAACTCAAACAGTATTGTTATCAACGGTACAACAGTAACATTAAGTGGTACTACTGTATCAGCACTTGCAACCAGCATCAACAATGCAAGTATTACAGGTGTAACAGCCGCCGCAATTGATAACAAAATTGAAATTTATGCAACCAGCAGTGCCGCTTCAGATGGATCAACAACTGATGGACAGATCATTCTTGCAAATGGATCAGGTACAATATTAAGTGCAACAGGATTAACTGCTGGAACATATGCAAGACCGGTGATTGCACAAGCAGAACACTACAATGTACCAGAATGGAAAACATCTGATACTACACCAAGACCAACAGGCAGTGTGTGGATTAAGACAACAGCAGTTAACTTAGGTGCAAATTTTGACATTAGTGTATATGATACTTCAAGTAACACTTTTAGTTCTGTTACTGCTCCGTTGTATGAGAATGATAGAACTGCATTGAAAAACTTAGATACAACAGGTGGTAAGAATATTGCAGTAGGTTCTTATTATGTACAGTTTGATGTTACAGAAAACGATACTGTAACTTACAAAATTTTTAGAAGATATGCCTCAGGTGCTTTAGAAGTAACAGGAAATGTTACTACAGCAAGTTTAACTGGTGGTAATACTTTTACTATTCAGGCAAGTGCCGCAAACAGCACAACACTTAGCACTGCCGTAACAGTCACATTAAGTGGAACAACACTAACTTCGTTAGCAAGTGATATTAACGGTGCAGACGTAGACAATGTAAGTGCAGAAATACTTACAAGCGGTGCAATAAAAATTAAACATGCACTAGGTGGTGTGATTAGATTAAAAGATACTTCAGGTACACCTTTAGCAACTGCAGGTATTGTAACTGGTATTACAACTGGACAGGTTAGAGCAGGTAACGACAGTGACTTAATTTTAAGTAACTGGGTTGCTCCAACTTACACAGCAAGTAGCAGTCAACCTACATCAGATCCAAGCAACAACCAATATTGGTACAGCACAGGACTTGAAGCAGACATTATGATACACGATGGTACTACTTGGAAGGGTTATCAAAATGTAACAAATGATGCTAGAGGACACAACTTATCAAACACAAGTCCAGATGGTGTAATTTTCAGCACTACAGAACCAACAGAACAAAGTGATGAGAGTTCATTAGTACTTGGTGATCTTTGGATTGACAGCAGTGATTTAGAAAACTATCCAAAAATCTACAGATATCAAAGTGTTGATAGTGAAAACAAATGGGTATTGATTGATAACACAGATCAAACAACAGAAAATGGTATACTTTTTGCTGATGCAAGATTTATGGGTGATACCACAACTGATGTTGTTACAGGTACTATCCCAACAACGAAAACATTGTTAACAGACGATGATGTTGATATTGATAGACCAGATCCAGCAGTATATCCAAAAGGTATGTTATTGTTTAACACAAGACGTAGCACATATGGTGTAAGACAATTCAAGAGCAATTACTTCAGCAGAACAAACTTTGCTGATACAACATTGTATCCAACATTACCAACAGAAAAAGATGCATGGGTAACAGCAAGTGGTAATAAGTCAGATGGATCACCATACATGGGCAGAAAAGCACAGAGAATAATTGTTTCAAACGCAATGAAATCTGCAATAGATAATTCTACAGAATTACGTGAAGATTCAAGAAACTATAATGTTATTGCCGCACCAGGTTATCCAGAACTAATCAGCAACATGGTGTCATTAAACAATGATAGACGTCAAAGTTGTTTTGTAATTGGAGATGCTCCGTTTAGATTGAATGCAACAAGCACAGATCTACAAAATTGGGCAACCAACACCAATGCCGCAAGTGATAACAGTGAAGATGGATTAGTAACAAGTGATCCATACTTGGCTGTGTTCTATCCTAGTGCATTGGCAAACGATCTAAGCAACAACAGTGTTGTTGTTCCGGCTTCACATGCAATGTTAAGAACTTTTGCAAGAAGTGATGATATCAGTTTCCAATGGTTTGCACCAGCAGGTTCTAGAAGAGGATTACTAGATAATGTCAGTAGCATTGGATACATTAATTCAAGCACAAGTGAGTTTGTCACTGATAATGTAAGAGAAAGTTTAAGAGATACACTTTATTCTAACAGAGTCAATCCATTAACATTCTTCCAAGGACAAGGATTAATGAACTATGGTAACAAAACTAGAGCAGTAACAACTAGTGCATTAGATAGAATAAATGTTGCTAGACTTGTTGCATACTTGAGAAAACAATTACAAAGTATTGCACTAGATTTTGTTTTTGAACCAAACGACAAAATTACAAGAGATGAGATTAAACAGCAGGTAGAAAGTACACTAAACGACCTAGTTGCTAAGAGAGGTATATATGACTATCTAGTTGTGTGTGATGAAACAAACAACACATCAGCAAGAATAGATGCAAATCAGTTGTACATTGATGTAGCAATTGAGCCAGTCAAAGCCGCAGAGTTTATTTTCATACCAATAAGATTGAAAAACACAGGTGAGATTGCTTCGGGTAATATAGCCGCCGCAAACACTGTTTAAGACGTCTTAAATAAACAAAAAAAGTAGGGGTCATTGGTTTGACCCCTTTTTTTATGATGGTAAAGTAGATAAATACTTTATAAGAACAATATATTAAATTAGGAGCGACTAGATGTCAGTTTCATCATTAAGCAAATTTACAGTACCTTTGGACAGTGACCAATCTGCTAGTTCACAAGGTTTATTAATGCCAAAATTAAAATATCGTTTTAGAGCGATGTTTGAAAACTTTGGCGTATCTACACCTAGAACAGAATTAACTAAACAGGTGATTGATATAACTCGTCCAACAGTAGGATTTGACGAGATGGAAGTACCAGTTTATAACAGTAAAGTTTACTTGCTTGGTAAACACACATGGGAGGCAGTCACTGTAAACTTACGTGATGATGTTAACGGTAGTGTATCAAGACTAGTAGGCGAGCAGTTACAAAAGCAATTTGATTTCATGGAACAAGCAAGTGCAAGTTCAGGAATTGACTACAAATTTATCACTAGATTTGAAATATTAGATGGTGGTAACGGAGCAAGTACACCAGGTGTATTAGAAACTTGGGAACTATATGGATGCTTTTTAACAAATGCAAACTATGGTGATCTTAACTATGCATCAAGTGAGCCAGCAACTGTGTCAATGACCATTAGATTTGATAACGCAGTACAAACACCACTAGGTGAAGGTGTTGGTGCTAGTGTGGCAAGGACTTCAGGTACTGTCGTAACTGGCTAATAGGAGAATTCCGTGGCCAACGCTAACAACTTTTTAAAACCTATATCTGGAGATAATTCTGTACGTGATTACAGTCATGCAAGTAAAACGTTTGTAGATAGTAATTACCAGTTATCTCCAAGATTAGGTCATTTATTTCATGTAATTTTTGAATTTACTACAGAAGCAGTAAATCTACTTGATAGTGTAGAAAAACTAGAACTGCCTCTTTTGGTTAAAACAGCAGATTTGCCACAGTTTACTATACAAACTGAAACACATAATCAATACAATAGACAGGTACACAGTCAGCAAAAAATAAATTATACTCCCATAAACATAACATTTCATGATGATCAAAGTGATTTAATTAGAAGTTTATGGAACACCTATTACAAATTTTTCTTTAATGACAGCAAGTATTCTGAAACTGCTAGTGCTTATAACACAGACAACAGATATGCTAATAGACCTGGCACCAGTTGGGGATTACAAAATGGCAATGTGAGATTTTTTAGAAGCATAAAAATCTACAGTATTATGCAACAGAGATTTGCAGAGTACACTCTTATTAACCCAAGCATTAGTGCTTTTAATCATGACACACATGCCTATGCATCAACAGCCATGATGCAACATGTTGTACAGTTTAATTACGAAGCAGTCAAATATGCAAGAGGAACTGTAAACAATGTAAATCCAAAAGGCTTTGGTGAAATACGTTATGATAAAGAACCAAGTCCATTAGGAAGTTTAGCAAACCAAAATTTATATTGGAATGGAAATGATCTAGTAAATGTTGCCAACAGTGCTTTAAATGATCTTGCCAGTGGAGATTATTTGGGAGCATTAAGCTGTGGTATAAATTTATTCAATAATTTCGAAAACATAGATTTTAAAGGAATATTGGCAAATAATGCTGAAAATATTGCCAGTGCTTTTTTACAAACACAGGCCAGAGGTATACAATCTGGGCAAACAGTGTTTCCGAAAGTTAACACAAGACCAGTAAGTAATAACCAAAGGGTAACCTTACAAGAGCCTAGTGTACAAGCAGGAACTAGAATCACAAGCAATGGTGCTAACATAACCTCTACAGCACATGCAAATATACAATACAACCAAGAATTAGATTATGGTAGTGCAACTACAATTCCATATAATTCTTACAATAAATTCCAAGGTAATAAAATATCTGACTATCAGTCAGTTGGATTTACCACTGACAAAGTAAACACCATAGGTAATAAAGTTACACAGATGCAAAACCGTGCAAGTGAGTTGACAGT